TTCCCGTAGCTCAATGGGTTTTTCATCCCGCATCTGGTCAGCCATTTCCTTTAATGTGCCAACCGTCTCCTCAATATAAATCTTGTTTTCTTCTGCAATACCTCCTATTATTCTGAATTGATTAGCCTTGAAAGACTTTGTTAGCCCCAAATTCTCCCTGTACTCAGTTGGCTTATCATCCCTTATCACGACAATAATCTGGTATCTATGCCATTCACCATCGTGAGGGGACATTAGATTGACCTCAGCCAAATTCATACAGGGTTCATCACTTGATACCCAATTAGTTCCATACCAAAAAAGCATACCACTCCCTAACGGGGATATTGTTTATACTTCCACCTGCAAACATACCTATTCCCAAATTCCTGAATAGATGGCGCGGGGGTAAAGACTATGGCATCTGTCGCATAAGCCTCCACTATATCCTTCTTGTCCCTGGCCATCTTCAGCAACCTGTCATAAGTTTGCTGGTAGGCTTCGCTACCTTCCCTGACAGTTTCTACCTGTATTTCTGGCATTTTGCCCCCTAGGGGGGCTGAGTTAAGCCCCCCCAAAGCATCTAGTAGTATTTTCTTGGTGGTTTCTCTAGCCCCGCAACCGCAAGTCTAGTTCCCTTGGCTCTTAGGTCATCTTTCCTAGAGGGAAACCCACCAGTTCTGGAATTCAGGCTGTCTAGTGCCATTTGCCTACCATACTGCTTAAGGATGGCTATAGCAGGAACGGATATTTTGAGTAGCATAACCTTCCCACAAACACAAGTTTGGGATTGGTTATACTCTTGCATAGGAAGTAATCTTTCTTCCTTATTCCCGCAATCGCATTGATATTCGTATATAGGCATAGGATTCCTTAATCCGCACTACCTAACCACTAGTTATGATAGCACTCTGACCCATATTGCCTGAGACCATACCTGTTATCGCCCAATTAATATCGTCGGTTAGTTGGGCTGCGTTTTTATGGCTAAAGTAATTACCCACCAAAAGGGCACAACCATTTGAAGTATAGTTCGCTTCAGTGCAAGCGTTCTGCGCTCCCACAGCGGATGTCGCAAAAAACATATTGCCAGGCCCAACAACTGAGCCAGTTTGCAAACTGTTGGCAAGATATAGAAGGGCAGTTGTGCCACCATGGAAAGTGCAGTTTGTGATTTGGCTATCGGTAAAACTCCCCGCAGCATAGAAGCCATATAATACATGGGTAGGCGGACTGCCAGCATCCGTAAAGTGGCATCTATCTAGTATCGTTCCAGACATATTGCTTGTGTAGAATAACGACTCTAAGCTTGCTGCAACTTGCCTGAAAGTAACTTCTACGAACCGAGAACGCTGTATCCAAGCTGTATTGCGGAAGGCATACATAGTGTCTCCACCAGCTTGAAATTGCACGTTATAGATAGTATTGCCCCTAGCGTTAGTAGCGTCATCACTGCCATAGGTTGAAGAAGAACCAATACGAACCTGCCCAGAACCGGCATCCCTAATAAGACCAGCACTCACACCTATGATATAACACCTTTCACCAAGGTCGGTAATACCAGTATAAGCCGTGTTAGTACCCTGAATTAAGATAGTATTGGCAACATAGTCATTTGTGGTTACGGTAGGTGCACCAGCGCCAAGTTCACGATAAGTCTCAGATGCGGCTATAGCCACACTTGGTAGGTTCATTGCAGAACCCCAAGACAAGCCATCGGCAGTAGCACTACCAGTGATATTGTTCACATAGTAAGTCCTACCCATTGTAGCGGGGAAGTTCTCTACCAGAACGCCATCTACAAATAGTCCCAAACTTTTGGACTTGGGGAGATAACCAAACCCCCTCTTACTCGCAGTTATATTTCTTGCCATTGTTTTTCCTCCTTAGATGCTGAACAGGTCAGCACCTGAATCTAAGTGGGGGCTGGTATTTCTACCTTTCAGGCGTGCCCCCAAAGCCTTCTAAATTTTGTTTAACTTCTTCCGCCTTCAATATAGACATAATCAACATCTATAATCTTAGTAGCTGTTGCTCTTGTTTCTACCAAGATAGTACCCTGAAGCTTGGTTGATGCTGTTACCGCCTCCTCAACCGAACCCACAAACTTGCCATCAATAAAAAAGGTTGCATCGCCCTCAATATTAACTACTACACGTAGGGTCTGCCAGGTTCCCGCAGCCGCAGGTGCTACTTCCGTATTAACTGGGGTCGCATCAGCATCCGCCTTGACACCGCAGCAATACCAATTGTCGTAAGTGCAGTTAGTGTCATACATAAAGCCCACCGCATTTGAGCAATTTGTAGTTAGTGCCTCAGACGACATTTCAAAGGCAGTTACTACTGTAGTTGAGGTGTGCTTTGTGTCGTCAAGTCCTATAAAGTAACACCTGTCGGTTATCGCTGTTACGCTTTTTACTCTGGCTTCAAAGATAAGTGGTCCGCCATTTTCTGCTTCCCATTGTAGTGCAGTACAAATAGCAGCAGCATTACCGCTAGTGCCTGCTGAGGTTATCCGCTCAACGCCGTTGTCAAGAAGAGTAATGGCGTATGTCCCGCCAGTATCGCTTCCCTCAGACCAGTTAATAGTCGCATCGTCAGCGTGTCCCAAGAAGTCGTCAAAGAATTTTACTTTTCCAAATCCAGTATCTGTTGCCATTTAGTGTATCTCCTCTAAGTTATTCTTACGCAACCTAACTCCCAAGGAGTTAACTTGTTGGAGCAGTCGCATCACTGTAGATTTCAACGCCCCAGGTGTCTTTTCTTTCACCATAAGCGTATTCATCATATAGGAAAATGTCGGTTGCTCCGCCTCCAATATGTTCCTTCCTCACCGCTACTGATCTCGGTGCTCGCCCCTGAACAAGAACGATTGCTTCCTGTGCAAAGACCCCACCCTTAGCCTCATTGCTACTTATGCTAATGTTGCCATCGGGATAGAGTTGAGCACCAGCAATCATACCCCTAAAGCCTTCGGTAAAGACTCTGGCTGTCAGACCCTCACCCACCGGGTAAGTTCCTACCCCAGCCGTGATTTCATCTTCAATGTCTCGTATCTGATATGGATGCAAGACACGTCGGAAGGGGGGGTTGCCTGGCTCAGTTGCATTGCCAGTGATAATTGCCATAGCCGCTGAGATATGCCCGCTGGTTAGAGTTGAACTGCCTGAACCTGGATGTGAGTTATAGAAGCCATCCAGAACAGTTAGACCATCCTCATCTTTCTTGCGCTGAATTGCATTCTGAGCAAGAGAGCCGATTTTGTCATAAGCATTCTTGGATATTCTAGCAGCAACCCTATCAGTAACACTGGTTTGAATACCTACAACACTCGGCAGGATGCTGAACAATGAGTCAGAGATTTGCTGGGGATTATCTAATTCAGTAGTTTCATTAACCGACTGAGCGGTAAGTTGATCCATTGTGACTTCATGCCAGTATAGGCCAACACCCTCACCCAGGGTTTGCTTCTCTACCAAATTGGGCATAACGCCCTCATATTCCCTGACAATTTGTGCAGACATGATTAGGGTAGGTAGGCTATCAGCAAGAGCAGTAGTAGTTGTACTTCCACTTGCCATTTATTTACTCCTTATTTCAAAAGTTTTTTGGCTCGCTCCACATTTTCTTTCGTCATCGGAAGCTCGCCCTTGCCGAACTTATCTGTAAAGTCGGCATCGGATACTTCACCCCCAGATGGGCCTACGCCCTCTGGCTTGAGTTCGCCCCTCTCTTCAAGTATTTCTCTTCGGATGCGTTCTTTTATTTCGGCTTCAGTTTCCACTGGTTTCTTCTCCTCCTTGGGCTTTGTCTCTAGTTTGGCGATTTCAGTTTCAACCCATCCCCATTTGAATGGATCTCTTAGTGCCTCTCCAACTAGATTGTAAATTCGCCTGTAGTCTTCATCTGCCCCAGTCAATCCTAGTTTATCTATCCTAGTTTCAGCATCTTCAGACTTCTGCCGAGACTCATCTTGTTGAGACCTTCTCTGCACCTCAACCTTCCTTCTAGCCTGAGTTTCCTCAAACTTTTTAATGAGGGCAGGTGCTCTTGTTTTTGCAGCCTCGTCATATTCTTCAGCAGAACGCCCTTGACCTTCAGCACTAAAGGCTATAGACATCTTCACCAAGTCAGTGAGTCCAGCGATTTCACTCTCCAGTTCCTGTTGCCGCCTTAATGACGTATCTCTTTGGCGTATTGTTTGCTGGGCTGTCCCCAAGCCCTTTTTGGCAGACTCTAACTCTGTGTTGAGCCTGTCCCTTTCACTGGTGATGTTTTTGAGTTGCTCCTCTACGGGCACCTCTGGTGGTTGCTCCTCTTCCCGGGGTTCGGGAGCAATCCCTTGCTTCTCTTCGGTCATTACAACCTCCTTTATTTATGTAAAGCATCTATTGTGCCTTATCTTCTGTAGAATTTATCGTAATATTTCGCAACTTGCGAGTTCGTCTGCCTTAGCCTTGACCGCAGTTGCTGAATTATTTGCTCTATTCTCTTTTCTTGCTGTGGGGTCTTTGGCTTGCCCCAAATCCTTTCAACCCTCTCCCTTATCTGCCAGTAGGGTCTTAATGTTTGTTTGGCCTTGACCAACTCCTGATATTCTTCTGGGAAGTCCTCGTATCTTAAAGCACGATACTGCTCAACATAATTGAACATCTCATCGCCTAGTTGTTGTTTTAGTTGTTCCTTCCGTATTTCGGCTTCATCAAACCGATAATCCCCGAACTCATCATACATATCATCGCCCCAGAGGGCATCGTTATAAATACGAATAGCCATCTG